ACACCCGCAAAGGTGAAACTGAAGGAGTCTGAGCATGACCACGTACACCGCTGGCGAACAAATCAATCGGGCACTTAGGCTGCTCGGCGTGCTGGCCGAAGGTGAAACACCGTCTGCATCAGTTGCACAAGACTCGCTTATGGCGCTCAATCAAATGATTGACAGCTGGAACACTGAGCGCCTCTCCACATTCGTTACCCAAGATCAGGTCTACACATGGCCTGCTGGGTTTATCTCGCGCACACTCGGCCCATCGGGCGATTTTATTGGTAACCGTCCCATTTTGATGGACGATGCTACGTATTACAAAGCGCCAAACGGCGTGTCGTATGGCATCAAGTTCATTAACCAGCAGCAGTATGACGGTATCGCAGTTAAGACTGTGACCTCGACCTACCCGCAAGTGTGCTGGGTCAACATGGGTTTCCCTGACATTACGCTGACTGTCTACCCCAAACCTACGCAAGACTTGGAATGGCACATGATTTCGGTGGAAGAACTGGATCGCGCTGCCGATTTGTCCACGGTCATGTATTACCCGCCAGGCTATCTGCGTGCGTTTACGTACAACTTGGCAATGGAAATCGCGCCTGAGTTTGGCGTCGAGCCAAGCCCACAGGTGACCCGCATCGCCATGACCAGCAAGCGCGATTTGAAGCGCATCAACAACCCTGACGATGTGATGGCACTGCCATACGCATTGGTGGCTAACCGCCAACGCTTTAACATCTACGCCGGTAACTACTGATGAAGACGCCCATCCTTGGCAGCACCTATGTCGCTCGCAGCGTCAATGCTGCGGATGCGCGGATGATCAACTTGTTTCCCGAGATCGTGCCCGAAGGCGGCGTAGAGCCAGCGTTTTTGAACCGCGCCCCAGGCTTGAACTTCCTTCAGACCGTGGGCACTGGCCCCATCCGTGGGCTGTGGGCGCACCAAACCAACGGCAGCGACTTTTACGTGGTGTCGGGCACTGAAGTCTACAAGCTGACCGGCACGACTGCTACGCCCACCAAAATCGGCGATGTGTCGGGCACTGGCCCTGTCTCAATCGCCGATAACGGCGCTGTGATCTTTTTTGCTTGCAACGGCCCCAGCTACACATATTACGAGCCTACAGGCGCGTTTGATGCCATCACAGATTCCAATTTCCCCGGCGCTGTAACGGTGGCTTACATCGACAACCTGTTTGTGTTCAACGAGCCAAACAGCCAGCGCATCTGGAGCGTGGATACGGTCAACCCAGCCAACGGCGATTACATCTACCCGCTGGTGTTCAACGCCCTAGACTTCGCGTCTGCTGACGGTTCTCCTGATGGTGTGGTGGCCATTAACGTAGATCACCGCCAGCTGTGGGTGTTTGGTACAGATTCGGTCGAGGTCTGGTACAACGCCGGTCTGGCTAACTTCCCGCTGACCAACATCCAAGGCGCGTTTAACGAGGTCGGCTGCGTGGCAGCATTCTCTGTCGCCAAACTGGACAACACGCTGTTCTGGCTGGGTACAGACGCCCGTGGTCAAGGCATCGTCTATCGGGCGCAAGGCTATGCGGCTTCACGCGTGTCTACGCACGCCGTTGAGTACGCTATCGCGCAGTACGGCAACATCACAGACGCGCTGGCCTACACGTACCAAGAAGAAGGCCACAGTTTCTATGTGTTGACCTTCCCATCGGCCAACGCCACTTGGGTCTACGATGTGGCGACCCAAGCCTGGCATGAGCGTGCTGGGTGGGTTAACGGCGCGTTTACCCGTCACCGCAGTAACTGCCAGTGCAACTTCGGCGGCAACATCATTGTGGGCGACTTTGAGAACGGCAACATCTACACGCTGGATCTGAACACCTACGCTGACAACGGCCAACCCCAAAAGTGGCTGCGTTCATGGCGTGCGCTGCCTCAAGGTCAGAACAACTGGAAGCGCACCGCGCAGCACAGTCTGCAACTCAATTGTGAGTCGGGCACTGGCTTGAACTTGGGCCAAGGCAGCGACCCCGAGGTTATGCTGCGCTGGTCTGACGATGGCGGTCACACATGGTCCAATGAACATTGGTCGCAGATGGGCAAGATCGGCCAGTACTACCGCCGAGTCTTCTGGCGGCGTCTGGGCATGACGCTCAAGCTGCGCGACCGTGTTTACGAAATCTCCGGCACTGATCCGGTCAAGATTGACATCGTGGGCGCTGAACTGCTGATCTCGGGCACCAATGCGTAATGGCGACAACAACTAACCAAATCACCGCGCCCCGTGTCGATCTCATTGATGAGCGCACGGGAAAGATCACACGCGAGTGGTATATGTTCCTATACAACCTGTATTCAATTACAGGTGCGGGGTCGGGCATTACGCCAATCATCAACGGCGGCACGGGCATCGGTACGCTGCCCACCAACGGCCAGTTGCTGATCGGTAATCTTGGCGAATACACTTTAAATACGTTGACCGCCGGTCTTGGCATCTCGGTGACCAACGGGCCAGGCACAATCTCGATTGCCAACACGGGTGTCCGGTCGGTGACAGGTACAGCGCCGGTGGTGTCTTCGGGTGGAGCAACGCCTGCCATCAGTATGCCTGCGGCCAACGCCACGACAAACGGTTATCTGACATCGACTGATTGGAATACGTTTAACAACAAGGCATCGGCTGGCACAGCGCCGGTGACCAAGACGGCTGACTTCACGGTTGCAGCAACTGACTATTGGCTGATCAACAACAAGTCAGGCTCGACCTGTACGGTGACGTTACCGGCGGCGGCGTCTTACGTCGGACGCCAGTTGACGTTTAAGAACATTCAGCCGCAACTGCTGGTATCGGCATCGTCTAACGTGGTGCCGATTGACGGCACGGCGGCAGGCACAGCGATCCTCTTGGCAGTTGCCGGTAATTGGGCGACAATGGTGTCTGACGGCACGAATTGGGTCATTATGCAAGCTGCATCGAATAACAATCTGCTACTGGAGTAACACGATGCGAGTGACTTACGGTAAAGGGTTTGAAGTTGCGCCGGCAGTTTCAATGGCCGATAAGGTAAAAACCTTGCAGGCCGAAGTATCAAAATTGCCGCAATATGAGCCTGCGACAAAACATTATTTTCACGGCGGCATGTATTGCCGTGAGGTGTTTCGGCATGCCGGTGTTTTAGTAATCGGCGCCGTTCACAAAAAAGAACATTTTTATTTGATCGTGTCGGGCACTGTGGCGATTACCACAGATGATGGCGTTCAAGAGGTTACTGGGCCTCACTTGTTTTCAAGTAAACCAGGCACAAAACGCGCGGTCTATGCGATGACTGACGCGTTTTGCATGACATTCCACGCAATCGAGGCGAAAACTGTTGAGGAAGCCGAAGCCGAATTGGTTGAAGCAGAACCCGATAACATGTATAGTCCCGGTAATCAAATTAAACATCAACCATTAGAGGTGCTGCCATGACATTTTGGGTAGCTGGAGCCGTAGTCGGCAGTTCACTTATTGGTGCAAATGCTTCAAGCAACGCCGCATCTACGCAGGCAAACGCGGCCAATCGCGCTGCTGAACTTCAAAACGCTCAATATCAACAAACGCGGCAAGACCAAATGCCGTGGATGCAGGCCGGTCAAACTGCATTGAATGCGTTGACGCCGCTGGCGACAAATTACACGCCATTCGGCATGAATCAGTTTCAGCAAGACCCTGGCTATCAATTTAGGTTGTCTGAAGGATTAAAACAACTAGGCCACGCCGCAGGCGCGCGCGATGGGTTAGTGTCTGGGCAGACGCTTAAAGGACTGCAAGATTACGCGCAAAACGCGGCATCAAACGAATACACCAACGCATTCAATCGTTATCAAACCGAGCGTAACGCTCGCTTAAACCCGCTTCAATCGTTGGCTGGCGTGGGCCAAACGACTGCCGCTCAGTTGGGTCAGCAAGGCGCTGCCAACGCTGCCAACGTAGGCAATTTAATGATCGGCGGCGCGGCAGCTCAAGCCGCCGGTATGGTGGGTGGTGCTAATGCGCTAACAAGTGGTTTAGGCACTTATTTAAACTACAACCAAGGCAACAGTTTGCTGTCCGCTTTACGTGGCGGTGGAGGTGGCGGTGTAACTAATGCAGACGTCACTTCTGCCATGAATCCATACTTTTCTTCGGTTGGTGGTGGCAGCATCGGCTACGGCTCTAATTACGCTGGCGAAGGCCCAATCGGCTATGCTCCTTAAGGAATAAATCATGGCAATTGATCCAAATATCGCCCTTGGCGTTAGACCACTTGAAGTCGCCAATCCTTTGGCGCAATACGGCCAGATCGCGCAACTTCAAGCAGCGCAAAATCAAAATCAATTGGCGCAGTATCAACTTGAGTCGGCCAAACGCCAAGACCTAGCCCAAAATGCTTTATCTGAAGCATATAAATCGGCATTCAATCCTGAAACCGGCGCAGTTGACAATGCGATGGTTTTGAAAAGTTTGGCTAACGCTGGCGCGGGGCACATGATTCCCGATGTGCAAGCTAAATTGTTCAAAGCACAACAAGAACAAGCTGGGCTTAAGAAAACACAAACTGAAACAATTGGCCTTGAATTTAAACAGCGAATTGAAAAGGCCAATAAAGCCATTTCTGACATCGCCGCGTTGAACAGCCCTCAAGAAGCTATGGCCAGCATTGATCAGCATTTGGCCAACGGTGACATTGATCAACAAAAAGCTGACATGTTGAAAGGTCAGTTGGCTCAAGCGCCTTCGTTTGGTGCTTGGCAAAAAGGAATGCTAGTCAATATTCTTGACGCCAAAGAACGATTGACAACGACCGCGCCAAAACCAATGCAAGTTAAGCGCGCTGACGGCAGCGTTATTTTCTTGGATGAAAATCCAAACAGCCCAACATTTAAGCAAGAAGTGTTGCCCGCTCAAGCTGCGGGAATGACCCCACATGAGCGCGCTAGTTTGGGCATTCAAGCGGGCAATTTGGCGGTTAATCAAAGTCGTTTGGCTTTGGAACAATCCAACGCTACCAAACCCGTGTTTAACGCCGCAACAGGTGGCTTTGTTTCGCCTCCAACTAAAGAAAACCCACAGGGCACGTTTACACCTGTCACCGGCGTGCAGGAGACTAAAGATCAGCAAGCCGCAGTCAAGGCTTTGAAATCTGCTGGTTACGATCCTACGACCGGCGAAGACAACATTTCCAAACTGATTGCCAAATCAACCAGCGGCGGTTTGCAAGCCGGAACAGCCGCCGCGCTTGCTTTCTTTGGTAAAACTACCGAAGGCCGCAAAGCGATTGCTGCGTTGGAAGGCACGGCCAATCAGATTGCTACCGATCTGGCAGGCGGCAAACTGGGCGCTGGCATTTCTAACACCGACCGCGACTTTATCGTAGGTGCGTTGGGCGACGTTTCCAACCCAATGAAGACATCGGCTGAACGATTGGCCGGTTGGACCGCCGCGAAGAATCGCATGGTGAGCGCGGGCGTTATTCCACCGCCTGCTGGCGCTGCTGCCGCACCTAACATTGACGCCCTCCTTAACAAGTACAAATAACTATGGCAACACTTGAACAACTTAGCGCGGCGTTGATCAAGGCTGACGCTGCGGGTAACACCGCAGACGCCAAAGCATTTGCCGACGCTATTCGTCAGATGCAAGCCGCACCTAGCGGCGCTGGCATTCCTGGGCCTCGCGTAGCAGAACCGTCGTTCTATCAAAAAGCACGCGAATTGGTTTCGCCTACTGTTGAAGCCTTGGGCGCAGTGGGCGGCGGCGCTTTGGGGTCTATGGGTGGTCCATTAGGTACTGTTGCTGGCGCTGGGCTGGGCTACGCAGGCGCTAAAGAGTTGCTTAAGTTTGCTGATACTATGGCTGGTCAAGGTGGCCCTAAAGAAACGCTGCCTCAAGCCGCCGCCCGTCAAGCCCAGACTGCGCTTGAAGGCGCTACGATGGAAGCCGGTGGCCGTGTCATCGCTCCGTTGATTGGTAAAGCTGCTGGCGCAATTGCAGACATACGTCAAATTCCCGCACAAAAAGCGGCAACAATTGCCCGTAACGCGCTTGGCCCTGACATGCCCGAAGTGCTGAACGCGCTTAAAGCCGCGCAAGGTCAAAACGTAACTGCTGGGCAAGCTACCGCCAACATCAACAGCCCCACATGGCAAGCATTAGTTGACCGCGCTTTGCAGCGCGATCCGCGTTTTCTTGAGGCACTTAAAACGTCGCAAGGCGATGTGTCGGTGAACGCGCTGGCTAAACTGGCTGGCGGCACAACCGCGACTGAAATGCGTGCTGGCACAGAAGCCAACAAACTTAACGTGACCAAAGTCTTGGAACCAGTCAAAGAAAGCGCCCTCAAACGCGCCAACTTGGGCCAGACAACTGCACAGTACGCCAGCGACGCCGAACGTTTGGCTGCGGAAGCAGCGCAAAAAGTTCAAGACGTTCGCCGTTTTGAAGGTGTCATTGAAAAGGGCCGTGGCCCCGCGCTTGCCCGCACCGCGCTAATCGAAAAAGGTCAGCCAGTTGGCGCGACAAAATACACGTATCTTGGCGGCGATCTGCCTGCCTTGGCTGAAAAAGCATCGGCTGACGCAGCGCGAGGTTCTTTGCAACTGGGCGACGCAGCGCGGTTTGCACAAGGTGCATCCGAAGCGTTGGCGCAAAATGGCATCAAGCCATTGGAAACCGCCCCGCTGCTGCAAAGTTTGCAAGGCCGCGTCACCAAAGAATATGCTGGCAATGACGTGATGAAAGCCGCTGTCAACAACGTCAGCCGCGACATCGCCGAATGGACAAACAACGGCGGCGTCATCGACGCATTTGCGTTGGACGCCATCCGTAAAAACTCCGTCAACGCCGCCGTTCGAGATTTGCTCAAAGGCCAAGACCCGAGCATTCAAAAGAAAGCTGCTGCTGAAGTTATGGGCAACATTCGCCCGTTGCTTATTAACGCGGTTGAAGACGCTGGCGGCAAAGGCTACGCTCAATACTTGGGCGATTACAGCAAAGCCATGCAAAAAATTGCCGAGAAGAAACTTAGCGGTGAAGCACTCAAGATGTACAAGACAAACCCAGATTCGTTTGTCAAACTTGTGCAAGGCGAATCGCCAGATGTCGTCGAGAAAATCTTAGGCCCAGGCAAGTACGACATTGCTAAAGAATTGAGCGATAACACTGTGGCGTCGCTGCAAGAGCAAGCCGCCAAAGTCATCCGCGACACAAAGGTGGCCGAACAATCTGCGGCTGGTCAGACCGCGCTTAAAGAAGTGCTGCTAGACCAAATTTCTAAATTTCGCATTCCTTCCTATTTGAGCGCTGTTGCTGCGACAACCAACAAGGCGTTGTCTATCTTGGAAAACAAGATCGGCAAAAACACAATGGCAGCGCTTACTGAAGCCATGAAAACGCCTGGCGGCGCGGTCAAGATGTTGGAAACGTTGCCCGCCACAGAACGCAATCGTGTCATCAATTTGCTGTCTAATCCGCAACAATGGAAACCTGGCGCTGCTGCTGCGGCAACTAACGCCCTCATGCCCGAATCTGAAAACCGTAACGCACTGGCACGATAATGGACTACCAAGTTTTATTCAACATCGCCGTGGCGATTGCTGGCTTCTTCGGCGGCTGGACGTTGAACCGCATCTATCTCGCCATCGACCGGCTGGACAACGATGTGCGTAACATGCCCCTGAACTACGTCACCCGTGATGACTACCGCGTTGACATGCGAGATATTAAGGATATGCTGGGCAAGATTTTCGACAAGCTGGACAATAAAGTTGACAAATGATCCCAATAGACCCATTTGCCGCGCTAGATGCTGTCCAGTCTGCGATCAAACTGGTCAAACAGGCAGCACAAACCGCTAACGACGTAGCCAGTCTTGGCCCTGTGCTGGGCAAATACTTTGACGCCAAGGTAGATGCCATCCAGGTTGTAGCCACCGCCAAGCAAGGTGGGTTTAAAGGCTCGGCGATGGGTAAGGCGCTTGAGCTTGAGATGGCGCTTGAGCAGGCCCGTGAGTTTGAAGAACAACTAAAAGGCTTGTTCTTCTCGTCCAATAAAATGGATGTGTGGGCAAAGATCAAGGCCCGTGCGGCGCA